GCTAGCCACTCGCGCTGGGTGACTTCCCACGGCAACACTTCGCCGGTCGCGACAAGCTTGACGTTCGCTTCGAGGAATCTTGCGCGAGAATTCGCGGCCGCGCCGTTCGGGGTCTTTGTCTCGGTTGGCGTTCCCTTGACCGGCTTCGATAATTCTTTGATGAGCTTGGCGGCTCTTGCTTTCGACTTGGCGGCAACTTTCGACTTGGCGACTTTCGTCGCTTGCTTCACCGCTTTCGTCGCGCGCGAAATCTTGACGTCGGTCTTGATGGTGAGCTTCGGCTTGGTGACGGTCCTCGACTTGGCGATGGCCTTGGCGATTCTCGCTTCCGACGCGGCGGCTTTCGTCGCTTTTCGCTTGGCTGCGGTCTTGAGCACGTTTCTCGTGGCGCGTACAGCGTCCTGATCGCGGTAGACCGCGAGTCGCTTGTCGATTCTCTTCTTTGTTTTTGCTACGGTCTTGCTTGTACCCACTTTTATCATCGGCATTGGTTTTTTCTCCTTGTCGCGATGGCTATCGCGTAGCCCTCTCTTCGAGGGCTTTCACTCGGGGGCCACCCGAGATCGTCAGCGCGAGCGCGATAACTCGCCCCAGGCTCCGCGACAATGCGCAGCAAGCTCTAGGATCGAGAGACTAGCCATGTGCGGGCTAGGATCGGCAGTGCAGCCGTCTCTAATGTGCCCGCAAGCGACCTTGCTGCGGAGAACTTCGTTGAGCGCCCAAACGATTCGGCCCGATTTCAGCGTGCGCGGACGATAGCGTTTCCGCACTCCGCGATACTGCCACTGCCACGAGCCTTGCGGCGTTCTGATCGTGACGTCCTTGTAGATTCCGACTTCGTCTCGCTTGATGATCATCTGTTTTTTCTCCTTGAGGGGCTATACGAGTTCGTCCATCCAAGATGCCAGCGAGCGGTCGCTGATCTGTGCAGGCTTCGATTTCCACGCGCCGCTGACGAGAATAACCGTCCCATCAAAGCCGTAGAAAGTTTTCGTGCTGCGCCCCTCGCCTGCCCACTGAGCGAGCGGCGAGAGGTCGAACTCCAGTTCGCATTCTTCCTCGGTGAGCTTTTTTCCGGCGAGGTCGATCTCAATTTCTTCGATCTCGAAGTTGGTTTCTTTCAACTCCGTGCCGCACTCGTCGCAGGCGAGAGCGATGCGAATCTCGGCGTAGACGCGAGCGACGTCGTCCGCCGTAATGATCACTTCATCGGCGAGAACCTCGACTTCGAAGTCGTCTGCGTAGCTGACGAACTTGTTGCAATCTGGACAGCGCACTATTTTTTCTCCTTGGGGGTTTCGCGTTCGCGTGCTAGCAGCCAGCGATCGAATGCCGCACGATTGAGAAGCGCGTAGGAGTGACCGTCGAAAATGATACGGTCGCTCGGATGAACGAGCGCCGCCAGCGCTTCGAGCGTAGCGGCGCGCGCCTTGATCTTGGGAGCCTGGACGATCATCGTTTTTTCCTTTGACCGAACACGTGTCCCTTGAAGTCGCGCGCCGAGCTACTCCACTCGCCGCCGTCGAATTCTCGGGTGGCGGCTTCGAACTCGGCGTGCCGTTCGAGCATTTCCTCGATTGCCAAGCAAGCGGTCTCCGCCGAGACCTTGTGAATAAAAACGTGATGAAGCGCGGCGAACGCCTCGACGTCGCAGCGATCGGGGGAGACCGCGTAACGGTCGTCGTCTCCCATCGCAACAAAAAAAACAGTTTCGTTCATTGATTCAAGAGCCATTAAATTTTTTCTCCTTCGTGCAGCGCCGCTGAGAAGCCGCCACGCCGCGCCATCAGCTCTTTGGCGGCGACGAGGTCTAGATTGCGTCGGCGGGTTGTCGCAATGTGTTCGATGATCTGATCAGAGTTAACTCCGTGGTCGAGGTAGATTGCTACGTCGCACGCGAATTCCTTCCAGGATCGTTTGCCGCGCGAGCTGTTGCAACGACGGCAACAGGTAACTAGATTCGTGGAGAGATTCGAGCCACTCGAATCGTAGGGTCGCAAGTGATCGAGCGTCAATTTTGCGTCGTGTTCGATCCCTTCCGCGCAGTAGACGCAAGCCAGCCCGTCACGGAGATAAATCGCGAGCCGCTTCTCTGGGCGGATCCAATTCATGCCCTGGTTTTTTTCTTTTCGGCTCGGTCGTTTCGTGATCATGACATCCTCTCGACTTTCACGGCGGGGAGATCGGCGGAGCTTAGTACGGTCAATAGCGTCATGTTGGCGTGTCCGACCGAGGTGATCTGACTTCCCATTGCGCTTACCAGCACGCAAAAGCCCGCTTTGCGAAGTGTCTTCGCGCGACGGCCAGCGTCTCGGGAGGTCGTTTCGTACCACTCTTGAACGCTGGCACCGGTGCGGATCTGACCGTAGCAAGTAACCGTTTTGCCTAGTGGTGTTTTTTCCATGCTCTTATTATAATACGATAACTCCCTTGTCAAACACTTTATTTTGGCTTTTTTTTCTTCTTTGTTTTCAACGACTTACAAGCACAAAAACGCTGCCGCCTAGTCCTCGTAGAGGCGGCCCGAGGACGCTATATATAAGCCGTTTAGTTTCAACGATGTAGCGGGGACGCTTTTTACGATGGTAGGATCGAACCATGTCTATGCGTAGCGTGCGAGTCGGTGAGATCGCGCCAGCCCCGTGGAATCCGCGCGTCGAGCTACGTCCGAACGATCCCGAGTGGGAGTCCCTCAAGGCCTCGATCGAAGAGTTCGGAATCGCCGACCCGCTCATCGTCAGCGAGCGGTCGCCGTGGCTTGCGGGCCAAAAGGGTGATAAGCGTACGTTACTACTCGTTGGTGGACACCAGCGGCTAAGCGTGCTAGTGGCGCTAGGCTGGGAGCGACTTGAAGTCGGTCCTGAAATCAAGCTGCTGAGACTTGCTAGCGAGCGCACCGAAAAGAGATTGTGCTTGGCTCTCAACCGTAACGATGGACGTTGGGACGAAGACAAGCTGGCGGCGCTTGTGGTCGAAGTCGGTGATCGCGCCGAGATGAGCGAAGCGAGCGCGCTCGGTTTTACCGTCGACGAATACGAGACGCTGCTAGCGCGAGCGGAGACGATCGATGGAAACGTTGCTGCACCGGAGAGCTTTCCAACCAAGGACGAAGAGACAGTCACGACCGAGCACGAATGTCCGAGCTGCGGCTACAAGTTTTAAAAAGCCGCCGTATCGAGTCGCGTCGATGGTCGAGATTGCGAGCACTCCCGATAATGGACTTGTGGCCGCTAGTCTCTTCGCGGGCTGCGGTGGCTCCGCTCTTGGCCTGCGCATGGCCGGCTTTCGTATTGCTTGGGCCAATGAATTCGATGCGCTCCCCGCTGCGGTTCATCGCGCCAACTTCCCCGAGACCGTTGTCAATACAGGAGACGTGCGGAGAGTAAGTGGTGCTACGATCGTCGAGGCCTGCGGCGGTGCTGTAGATCTACTCGACGGCTCCCCGCCGTGCCAGCAATTCTCGATGGCCGGCAAGCGATCCAAGAATTGGGGCAAGATAACAAAACATGGCGGGCGTAGCCAGGAGCGCGCCGAAGATATGTTCTTCGAATTCGCGCGGCTGGTCGGCGAAGTTCGCCCCCGCGCCTTTGTTGCCGAGAATGTTTCGGGACTCTACAAAGGCGTTGCAAAGGGATACTTTCTCGAAATCTTGGCAAAGCTCAAAGCTCAGGGCTATATCGTCGAGTGCCGGGCGCTTGATGCCCAGTGGCTCGGAGTGCCGCAGTCGCGGTTGCGCGCGATATTTGTTGGCGTGCGCGAGGATCTTGGAGTCTCGCCCGCCTTTCCTAAACCGCTGCTGTATCGCTACTCACTACGCGATGCAATCGGTAAGATGATCGATGGCGAGTTGTTGGCCCAAGCTTCGAATTCGGACTATCATCACCCCACCCTAAAATCAAGCGATGTTCCTGCGGGCACCGTGCAAGCATCCCCTGGCAATGAGAAGGGCGGCGGAATGATTGGGGTCGAGTATAGACGTGGCGGCTGGAAAGGCGATGAGAAAATGAATCTTGGAGCGCCCCTGCCGTCCATCGACGTTGCGCAACAAGGTCGCATTAAGATCATTCACGTCGGCGGGCGGTGCAAAGATAACTTGAAGCTCGTGCGAAAATTTACGATTGCCGAGCTGCGCAGCGTGTGCTCCTTTCCCGCCGACTTCATCTTGCTTGGAAGCTATGCGCAACAGTGGCGTTGTCTCGGGAATGCCGTGCCGCCATTGATGATGCGAGCCATTGCGGAAACGATTCGCGACAAGGTGTTCTCCAAGATCGCGACGAAATAGGATACATTGATGAAGTGATGGCAGTCGGTCCCTCCACTAGCGAAACCAGTCACGTTCGTATCGTGGCCCGTGAACGCCGCGATCGTGCGCTCACATTACGCCGCAGCGGCTTGTCGTATAGACTAATCGGCCGCGAGCTTGACATCTCGACCACGCACGCCAATCGTATTGTTCTCGACGAATGCAAGCGACTCGATGACAAGATCCGAGAAGCAACTCCCGCGATCCGTCGCCTCGAGCTCGAACGACTTGACGCGTTGCTGCTTCGCTCTTGGAATCGCCTAGAGGAAAGCTCGCAGCAAGCTACCCGGATTGGACGACTTCTAAACCGCGTGCTCGGCAGGTTGGAACGAAGCGCCTCTGAGAACCCAGAGCGAGAGCTATCAGAAGAAACGCTCTTGCGGATGCGTATGCTTCAGGGGGGTTACCAGCAAGCCGTTCTATCAGCCCAGCGTGCGACCTCGGGAGCCGTGCAGATCGCAGATCGCCGCGCTAAGCTGCTGGGCCTCGATGCGCCGCAAGAGATCGTTGTCGACCAGCCGCGCGACGTCAACGAGATGGCGGGAATGCCCTACGATGCGGAGATCGCCGCGCGTGTCAACGCCGTCGAGGAAGAAATCGAGAAGAGACGAAACGGCCGGAAACTTCTAAGCGATGGCGGGGAAACAGAAGCCATCCACTAACCGCGTCCTGAGAATCGCGCGCAGCACGCCGCTCGGACTAGCGCGCTACGATCTTGCCAACACCTTCACCGCCGGGCACCATTTGCAAGTTCTGTCGAGCGCGTTAGTATTGCTCGGCAACCGTCAGATCGATCGTCTGCTCGTGCTAATGCCTCCGCAGCACGGCAAGTCCTCGATGTGCTCGCTCTACTTTCCCGCTTGGTACATGTCGATCTGGCACGAGCACGACGTGATTCTCGCGGCCTATGAGTCGAGCTTTGCCGCTGACTGGGGGCGACGTGTTAGGAACCTATTCAGGCGACGAGGACGCGAGCTGTTCGGTCTTGCGGTCGACCGCGATCAGTCGGCTCGTAACTGGTGGGGATTTGCGGGCCAGGCTGGGCGCATGGCGGCGGTCGGTCTCGATGGTGCGGTGGCCGGCAAGCCCGCTCGATTGCTCGTGGTCGATGATCCGGTGAAGAATGACGCCGATGCGCACAGCCCGGTAATTCAGCAACGCGTCTGGAACAACTACTTAACCGTCGGGCGCACGCGATTGCAGCCGGATGGCGTACAGCTACTCGTGATGACCCACTGGGCAAAGGGTGATCTTGCTGGACGCATCCTAGACGCCGAAGGCGACCGCTGGCACGTTATCCGAATGCCTGCGCTCGCGCTTGCTAAGGATCCATTGGGACGCAAGCCAGGCGAAGCACTGTGGCCCGAGCGGGGATACACTCGCGAGTGGCTAGAGGAGACCCGCTCGGTCCTCGGCGACTACCATTTCGAAGCGTTGTATCAGCAGCAGCCGCAGCCTGGACGCCGCGATATTCGAGGCTTGATCTCATGGAGTGACGTTCAGGCCTGCGCACGTCAAGCAGGACCGAAAGTCGGACAGCCCGACATTGGCGCGGACATTGCTCGAGCGCCGACCGGTGATCGTAACGTCTTTGCGATTGCGTGGGAAGATCAGGTGGAATTTATCGTGCGGCCCGGCCAGGATACCACGATCACAACAGCCGAGTTGATCGATCTCATCAAGCGATACAATGCTCGCAGCTTGCGGATCGATGACTCGACGTTCGGCGGTGGCGTGACAGATAACATTCGAAAAGCAAAGCGCGAGATATCTTCGGAGACGCCGCTAGGTCGGTGCAGGATCTATCCGTTCTCTTTCGGCGGGAAGGCGCACGATCCGAAACGATTCTTTGACAAGCGCACGGAGCTATGGTGGCACCTCTCTCAAGAGGTCGAGCACCAACGACGGGCGCTACCTGCTGATCCCGAGCTATATGAAGACCTCACAGCGCCAATGATGATCCACGCCTCGACCGGTAAGCTCAGACTCGAACCGAAAGACTCGATGGCGCGGCGCGGGATTCGCAGCCCGGACTTCGGCGACGCCGCGGCGATGGCGATGTATCCAAAAGAATGGATGGGACCGCGTGTTTGGAGCATGACATCATGAGCTGGGCTACACTTGATCTTAGGTGCTCGCGATGATGCGATGGCTTTTTAGGCGACCTCTAGCGGCTGATAGAGTAGTAACCTGGTTGACCTGGATCGGGCTAGCTTTATTGATTCCTTTTGCCTCTTCAGCTAAGTCCAAGCAAGCAATCTTCGATGCTCCTCACGCTGACGTGTTCGCGGCGTGCCTGAAGGTGGCGGCGCGGGAATACGCGATAGTTCATTCCGACGCGCCGAGTGGCACGTTCACTTTCCGACGCGGCACCGGCAAGCTGGCGATCCCGTTTACGGTGGGCGTCGTGGTCGAGCAAATCGAAGCAACTCAAGCGCGAGTGACGGCGAACGCTCAGAAGGAAAAGGGCATGTTTGGCTGGGGTAAGGGTTCGCGCACCGTCAAAAGGTTTTTCAGCGCGGTTCGTCGTGAGTTGAAAGGAGATGATTCTTCTCATGACAATCAAAACGCACGCTGAGCTGCGGCAATTCTTGCGCGAGTTGATCGCGATCGAAGCCGAGAAGTATAGCTGGAAGTCGAGGAAACTACGCAGAGCGTTGACTAAACTGGATTGGTTGTTCGGAGTCTATTCTGCCTGAACTACGAGAAGATCTTCCCTTTTTTCCGATCATATATCATCCGTGTCACACAGCCCCGTTCGGGATCTGTCCCCACTGTTGTACGGGGAGGCAGGGCCGGGAAGGGTCGAGAGAAAGAGTGATTTACTCAACGACCTTTGACCGTCTCGGCGTCCCAGCGGGAAAGGGGGTTGTCATCGGAGACTGCTCGGTCTGCTGCGAAGAGTGGAAGGAGGTTATCAATCTTTGACGCAGCGCACACGGGCGTGCTATCATTCCCTTAATTCGTCCAGGTAAAGCGTTTACCGACGGTTTATTTCGGCACCTCACAACCCGATCAGCTTCGAGTGTTGGCAACTCGGTTCATTGGCCCATGCCGAGGGGCGGTGTTTCTTGCGGGGAACAGCGCCCCCCGGCTTTTTTGTCTAGCGCGCGCTCGCAGCGCGCTACACTTGTTGGCATGGAACGCATCGAACTCGCAAACACCGATTTGCTCCCCGCAGCCGATTCCTGGCAAGAGATCAAGGAACGTGCAACCTGGTGCATGGTCCGCACGCTACGTTTTTGCAGTGCCGACTCGATGGTCGTTCTCCCAAACGGCAAGCTGTTGCTTCTCGTGTGCGGGCAATCAGAAAGTCTCCGAGCGATAGCCTTGGCGCTTGCGATGGAACACGATCAAACACGCTCGGTGCTCGATCACGCGTGGACCGACAGCATGAAAGACCTGGCTTGGCAAATGGAGATCGCCGCCAGAGATCTTGCGATTGAGCACGACGTCGACACTCTCGGCGGCGACAAAACGATTGCCAGCTCGCTGCCGTCCCGCTTCTCACGACTAACGATCAACGTCAATCGCGCCACGTTCCCGCACCGCGACGCGAAGAACGAGGGCACGTGCGTGATGACCGCTATTCGCGGTGATAGTTCGGGCGGTCAGCTCTGCTACCCAGAATGGGGCGTCGCTATCGCCGCCGTGGAAGGCGACGTCGTGATAGCAGATCTGCACGAGGTACACAGCAACCTTCCGCTGCACGGATTGGGACGACGTTCGTTCGTCTTGTTTCATCGTTAAGCTCTCAATTTCCTCAAGGCATCTATCACATCGGGCGCGGCAACCCAGGGGTGCAAATTCTTTTCGTCTACTTTTCCGGCGACGAAGATTCCATCGGTGCTAGAAGTTTTGAAATCTTTTTCGAGACGACGTACTCACACGTGCGTTAGTGGGCTGCCGTCGAGGTCGCAGTGCGTGAAACCTTGCTACACTCGTGGGCAACATGGCCGATAAAAATGGCAGTTCTCTAATCTCTCGCGATGCACGCGATCGACGATCCCGGAAGCCGAAGAAGCCCGTGGCTTCAACGTTCGTGAGTCAGGCCGCTAGAAATGCGCTTGATGGCGCTGTGATAGGCATGGCCCATGATCTAATGCTGAACCGCTCGCTACAGTCGAGTACGTGGCGCAAGTCGTTCGGAAGCGATCGCGACCTGACCGCGGTCCTTGGCTACAAGCGGCCCGATCAGATCAAGATTGTAGACTTCGAAGAGCGCTGGCGGCGTCAAGGCACGGCGGGACGCGCCGTTGATTTGCTGGTTGATAAGACCTGGCCCGCGAAGCTCGGAATCACTGGACCCGATGATGAGGAATCCCCGTTCAAGGCTGGCGAAGATCTAGCGGCACTCGATAGACGTCTGCGGCTCCTCCACCAGTTTGCGCGTCTCGATCGTCTAGCAATGCTCGGTGAGTTCGCCATTGCCATTATTGGCGTCGCCGAGGAAGTCCCAAACCTCGAAGCCGAAGTTCAGAAGGCGGCCTTCAACGATGTGATTTACTTCCAGCCTTACGGTCAACGTTTCGTCACAATCTCGGACTACGAGACCGATCTTGGATCGCCGCGCTACGGGCAGCCGACAATGTATCGCGTCGACATGCTTGCCGATCCTCGTAGTCCAAGCAACCGAGCGAAGACGAAGGTTCACCACTCGCGAGTTGTACACGTCGCTCGTGGCGGTCTGCACAACGATGTGCAAGGCACCCCGTTTCTACTGTCGATCCTCGATGACTTGATGAACCTCGACAAGGTCGTCGGCGGCACGGCCGAGATGTTCTGGCAGTCTGCGGCCCGAGCTTTGATCGCGTCGATTGAAACCGGAGCCGAGTTGACCGCGCCACAGGAGCAAGCTCTGCACGATGATCTGGTCAAGTGGTATCACCAGTTGGTAAGGGTGCTGACGGTGCAAGGTGTGAAGATCGAGGCGCTGCCGGTCAACACTCCCGATCCGACGGGGATTGTGCGTGTGCTAGAAGATCTGATCGCAGCGCGCACGGGCATTCCGCGGCGAATCTTTTTCGGCTCGGAGCGCGGCGAGCTAGCGTCGAGCCAAGATCGGGAAACCTTCGCCGAGCTGATCGACTCGCGCCGTAGTGAGTATGCCGAGCCTCTGATCGTGCGCGGCACCATCGATCGGCTCCAGCAATGGGGAGCGCTAGCGGAGGGCGAGTACGATCCTGTTTGGCCCTCGTCGCTGCGCTTGTCTGAATTGGATCAGTCCGAGGTCTGGGCGAAGAATGCGCGTGCTCTCAAGGACTCGTCGGTTGCTGGCGATCCCGGCGAGATAGCCGAGAGAGAAGAGCGGCGCGTACGGATCGGGCTACCGGAAGAATAAGCATGGCGAGTCTGATCGATCGTAAGCGAGCGGCTGAGCAAGGAGAATGGCCGCCGATGCCTGAGCGCTGGCCCGACCCACCGAGGAATCCTCAGGTCCCAGGTTTTTTGAAGGCTTTGTTGGTCGAGACGGAATTATCCGAGAGCTTGCTAGCGATCGGCATGGCGCAGAAGAATGATCCGCTGCGCGTGCTGCGTTTTCGGAGTAGCTATCTGCGTCAGTTGCTCTCCCGGTTTGGCCGCATTCGTGGTCTACTTCGTCGCTCGATCGGCAATCACGCTTTTGATGTTGCCGCGGCCGCAGCTATCGGGCCACGGGCAGGGACTCCGGCGAAGCGTGGGGAGTTCTTCGGCGCGAAAGGCCCGGAACACTTCGAGGAATGGCTGCGCGACGTCTTCTCGGCGGTGCTGCTTGAAGAGACGGACGACGAGGAGCACGAACCATTCTACGCGGTCCTGGTGCGTGGCACCTATCGCGAGGCAATACGACGCGCCGCCAAGCTAGCACGACGCTTGTCGGTAGCGTCTGCCGCCGAGGAAGACGATCTGTTAAAGAAAGAGATTGCAAACGATATTTTGGAACAGCAGGTCATCCTACAAGGGATCGCGAACACTGCCGCGACCGAGCTACGCGACATTGCGGCGGGAGCGATCGAGCGCGGTTTTACAACTCGTCAGTTAACGACTGGCGTCGTCCGAGGCCTTGAGGTCAGCGTCAATAGCTCGGTGCGCTTCGCGGCAACCGAGATCACGAGGATTCACGCCGAGGTAACGTTGCGGGAGTTCGGTCGGCGCGGCATCGAGGAAGTGGAATTGGAATTCACTTTAAACGTTCACGGAGGGGCCGAGCCGTGCATCGAGTGCGAGACGCTAGCGGGGACGCGCTATTCGGTCAAGGAAGCGAGTGGCATCATTCCCGTGCATGGGTACTGTCAGTGCGGCTGGGTCCCGGTAACGTAAATGGGGAGCGTAGCTCCAACTGGTAGAGCGATTGCCTGCAAGGGTAAGTGCGTACAGGTTCGAGTCCTGTCGCTCCCCGCTTATAATGTCTAAGAATCTCACCGAGCAACAGACTACGATCGTCAAGCGATTGGCCGGCGTTGACGCCGTGAATGTGATAGCGAGCGACCTGAATCTATCTCTTCGAACGGTCGAGACGGTGCGCGATCGCATCTATCGGCGCTGGCGCGTTCACGATCGCAATGCATTGTTTTTGCGGGCCGTCGCCGAGGGAATCGTTGAACTCTCCCCCCAAAGAAAACTGTAAGTGTCGCCGTTGACTTTTCTGGGTCGCTCCGTGTTATCAAGGGAACGATGGCGGCGAAGACCCTCAAGCGATCGTTCCTGAGTCTCGCGAGCAAGGTTGTCGAGGGCTGGCACGAGGAGCAGCGCGACGGCAAGCAGTG